TGAGCAACGTGTAGGAGAAGGTTTGAGTGCAGCTTTTTCGATGGTTACCCCTCTCATAAAAGCCCCCCTTGAAGCAGGTTTCAAGAGAAATATTTGGAAGGGATATAATTTTGATGGCCGTTACGAGTATGTTCCATCTGCTTTTACAGCTATCCCAGGGTGGATGAAAATGCTTGAAGGTATGGGGTTTGCTCGCCGCACTCCCGATGGGGAGTGGGCGATGCAGGATGCCCATTTACACGCTATGGCGCAGTCGATGCCTCCGTTTAGTCAGGCAAGGCGCTTATTTCCTGACGAAACACGCTATCAGGAACGTTGGCTTTCCACTTGGGCAAGTTTCGTCTTTGGTTTAGGTGTAAGAACTAATACTGAATATGAACAGCAAATGGAAATGCGTGGCAGAACGTATCGTAAGCGTGACGAAATTAAGGCCATTAGAGAGCTTGAGCGTATCGACGCTGGCAAACGGTAGGGACAGAGTAACCTATAGGTATGGAATACGTCAGTAGAGGAGAATGGGGTGCTCTCAACTCAGGCCAAGGTTTGAGTGAGTTTCGTCGCATCCCTGTCGGCGTGGTTATTCACCACACCACAGGTTCTTCTCAGTCCCCTTGGGACCGCGTTAGACAGCACGACAGATATCACGTGGTAACACGTGGCTGGCGCTCTATCGCGTACAATTGGCTTGTTTCAGGAGAAACAGGGGAAGTGTTTGAAGGCCGTGGCTGGCACCGTGGTGCTGCCACGAAAAGCCACAATCACAATACTGTTTCTGTTTCCTATATCGGTTCTGGAGATGATCTGACAGAAGTCGGGAAGGAGGCAATCCTTAACGTCATAGGGGAAATGCGCGAAAAGTATGGCGACCACCTGTGGGTCAAATGTCATAGAGATTTCGGCACAACATATTGCCCTGGCGATCAACTGGCTACTTGGATTAAAGCGGGTATGCCTGTACAAGAGGATGAGCCTACTGCCCATACTTGGCAGTTCAGGTTGGACGAAATGGAATCAATTGGGTTGGAATTTCGCCGCAAAGCCTTAAAAAAGGGTGCGCGGGGAACAAATGTATCTACTTTACAGAAACGTTTGAACCAACGCATCAACGCAGAGCTAGCAGTAGACGGGATATTCGGTAATGGCACTAAGGCTGCCGTGAAAGAGTTCCAGTCTATGTACCCTATTAAGGTCGATGGCGTTGTCGGCCCTGTCACTTGGAGATATTTGTGGACGGTATAAAAGACACACTTGAACGCGCTGCTTGGACATTCGCGCAGTCGTTTCTTGGCGTATTCGTTGTTTCGGATTTGGCAAGCGTTAAAGCTGCCGCTGTCGCAGGCATGGCTGCCGCGATTTCCGTTGCTAAGACCTTCGTTAAGGGGAAAGTCGCCTCATAACATGGACGAGGAAGCCTTTGAGGAAGCTTTCGATCAATGGCTTGAGTCCGAAGGTGACGAAATAGCTGAAGAGATTTACAATCAGCTTAAATTACGAGCGGGCCGATTCGACATTAACGATGGTTCCCATGCGTCTTGGGCGGAAAACGATTTAGGTATATTAATTGTTTTACCGTTCGAGCACGCAATGGCTTTCGGGCATGAATCCGAGAATGGGGACTATGACAATAGCCCTATCCACAGTTACGTATTTGCAACAGTTACTGAATTGATTTTGCGTGCCTGTTCGCTAATGGATGACTGATATCTACGCCAACCAAATTTGTGTTCCATTAGGTAAACGGCTGCATGAAGTAAACGTTCAGCGTCATCTAGGTAGAAACCGATACCCCTGTTACACATATTGCAGAGCAAGCCTCTAACTTTGCCTGTTTCGTGACAATGGTCCACTACAAGAAATTCGCTTATGGGGTGCTTGCTGTCTGTGCCTTTACATATTGCACACTTGCCCTCTTGGGCTTTAAACAACGTGTCATATTCTTCAAGGCTTAGCCCATACGCTAGGCGCAAAGCTTTAGCTCTCCGCCATTCGTAACCTCGGGAAGCTTCGTATTCTCGTGCATATCTGTTATGACATACGCGACAACGCGAACGTCGCCCAAATTTTCCTGTTTTCTGTTTGTGGAAATTTTCTAGTGGTTGAGGGTTTTCTTCAGTACATTCAGGGTTATAACACGTTTTAGTTTTCATCCCCTTGCCCTCAGGATCTCCTCGCGTGTGAATGCGTCACTGAAAACTAAAGGCTTATCCCTGCTGCCAGTGGATTTCCGTTTAGAAACCCGATCTTCTTCAGAGTGGATGCGCCACGCCTCTCGGCAGTCGGCGCATCTACATCCGTTTCCGTAATTACTCGCAGACGGTTTTCCGTTACACGATTTCTTCATCGTCTACCTCCCTTAAAGGTAAGTCCCAGCATCCCCAACTAACCATCATCCCCGTCAGCGCCCATCTTACAAGCTCTATGGATTCATTTTGGGTCCACGCGTATATCTGCCCAGGAGTTAAGTCTTGTCCTCCAGAAAATTCACTGGAAGCAAGTGCCACTCCTTCAAGGCTTTCTATTTGATAGTCAACGTGCACTAGTACGCCATCGTGACCAAGCCTCGAAACGTGACTTGCCCCAGTAACGTATTTGTATTGGCCCACAACGTCTACGGATCTCTGAATATCAAATTCTTCGTAGCCTTTGAGTAGCCAGTCTGCTGCCTGAACGCACATGATGGTGAATCCAGTCCACCAATCAAACATTTCTGTACTTGGGTAGGAGATCTCGTTTCCGTATGCATTTGACATACAGTCATCGAACTCCCCCCGAATCAAACTTAGGGCCGCACCTCCTTTATTGGAAGGGTGCTGAACCCCGTCTTTTATGTACTGAATCACACGACTCCCGCAAAGTTCTATTGCTTCGTCCCATGTGTCAGGTTGAATTATTCCGTCTAGTTCCATTGAGTAAATGCTCCCGTATTTCCTCGTTTGTGTTTAATTCTTTTCTTAGCTTTTTGTATATTGTGTCTCGTTTCCGAGCAAGAGTTGTCTTGGGTATTCCCAATATGCGCCCAGCAACTCTTAAGCTCAGTTGTTCGAAAGCTAGCAACATAACTATTTCGAGTTCCCAATCTTCGAGCGCTGCAAGCGCTTCTTTGATTGGGGCTTCGAATTTGGCAGTATATCGGAAAGGTCTTAGCGGTTCCGTGTGTGGTAAGGCTTCCATTACTGCCTGTATTTCCGTTGAAGGCACTTTAGGGTGTCTCCTGTTCGCTAAGTCGAACAGCCACCCAGATTCTTGCGTGTCTTTAGGAAATACTCTCTTCGACATCTTCCCATAATAGGGAGGATTTTATTGCGTAATATGCTTTTCCTTCGGGAAACTCGTCCGTTTCAGATAATTTACATTTCTTTCGGACTTCCGAAAGGGTAAGCATGGATGAGCGGTCTTTGTGGGAATCGTACACAAATAAGTAAACGGGGTGTACTTTTTCCCACCATTTGAGCGCTTCAAGTTTTTCGTGTTTAACTTTTAATATTTGATCTCTGCCTAACCCTTGCACTTCCACTAATCCCTGCGCTGTTAGGTAGTCAGGTGTGTAGCGAAGTTGCGCAGGCAAGGCTGACATATTGATGGGCGGACGACACAGACCGTATCGGACCCACTTCACAGGAGATTCTTCCTCGAATCGTCGTTCAGCGATATCGCCCATTGTCTGTATGCGTACACCAAATGGTTTATCTGCAAAGCTCATACTTTCACCGCATCTACGTGGTGGACCTGCCTATCGTTATGGATCAAGGGTGAACGCTGTATGCCATCTAAAAGCAATTTAATATAGTTATCTATATCGCCCCTAAGTGGACTAGAGATTTCCCCTAAATCCTTGATAGTCACAGTTGTGGATTCTTTCCCAAAGATCATGGTCACACTAACGGGACCATCAAAAGCGGAAACATCCTCTACTGCGAGTATGTCGTTAATAGTTTCGGCTATGTGTTCTTCTGCCTCAATGCTTTCTTTAGGCGTGTAAACGCGACCCCTACGCGTCATGCGTGGCCGCCCCTTAGGTACGGGGCGACCATGCACAACAAACGTAAAGTCATCCATCAATGGCTCATCTAATGGATGCGGTTTCACGGGCTTTGGACACAACGTTTTCGATTTGCCTTTGGGCATCTGGCCTTCCTTGGAACTTCGGCCCTTCTGACCACCAGCTTCCCAACTGGGAATCTAGTTTAGTCGTCCATGCCACAATGTCAGACTGAGCATACCCTGCTTCCCACATGGCACGAGCGAACCTATTGAGAAAACCATGCCTGCCCTTACCTGCACCCGATTGACTGTAGAAAGGATGGGGTCCATCTTCCCACATTCTCCGAGCAATCCCTCGCAACCGAGTACCGTCCATATGCATGAGTGGCGTTCGGCTATAAGTTCTTTCGGGAGGCAAATTCTCTACAGGTGGCTTCCATAAACCTGCTGCTACTTCTAGCGCTGACAGTGGAACCCTGGATTGCGATGCTTCCAGCAGAAAATCGTACAATTCCATTGGATACCCGTTGGGATCGAGCACTTCCTGCCGACCCTCTGGACGTTTTCCACCATACGGAACTCGCATGTAGTTCCCAGGTGGGCCTTCCAGTTGGTCTTGCTTAGGGTACACGGCGTCATATTCGGCTTCGGAAAGTTGCAAAGCTGCCAACAACGCTCTTCGCATTGTGGGTGCTTCGGTCCATTCTTGGGCGAATACCCACACGTGGCATCCTTTACTTCTGGACATTTCTATCCAGCCAACAATATCCAGAGCCTGCAATACGGTCACAACGTTTTCGGCATAGATCCGAGAATTATCTCCTTCGTCTATGTCGATTGCGCCCCATTTGCATTTCCATAGGGATGGCTTCATGTCTGGATAAACAGGACGGTTGTCGCTGCCCGTCACAAACCCAGCGGGTCCATGATTTTCTTTATCGGGATCATAAACCATTGGGTAAATGCCGATCATGGCTTTCCCGTTTATGTGAGCTTCAATGGTGTCTGAATTAACCGACACCCAAGCGCATCCGCCAGCATCCGTACCATAGGCATAAGGGAAACCTTCAAATAAGTGTAAAATGCTTCACTCAAGGCTCATCTGCTCCCATGTCACGCCAGGTTCTAAGAGGCGTCCGCTTCCGTCAATCGTGAGATTTACTTCAGCTTTCTCTCCTTCGCCTGCCTTGTTCTTCCACAAGCCTACGCTAACTTCGTTCTCGTAGTAGCGACGGGTGTCCTCGTCAAGACTGGTGTCATCCCATCGCCTCCACGTTTCTATAACGAAGTGGCTTTCACTTGTGGAGGCAAATCTGCCTGAATCGATGCCTCCTGCTTGTCCGCGGCTACCTGCTCCTCTGCCAGATTGGTGAATGACTATGCCTATTATGCGCCAGTCAGACACAAGCTGCTTAAAGGATTCAATCTTGGATTGGACGCTAGGTGCATCGCCAGCGCCTCCTCCTCGAATGAGTTCGAGGTAATCGTAGATAAGTACTTCTGGACGCTGCCCATCCCAAAGTTGTGTCGTGGCTATGCGTAAAGCCTTATCCAGATCATCCACGGACATACCAGTGGATTCAAAATGTAAATTGCTTTCTTCTGCAATGATTTCACTTGTACGTTCCCATGCTACGGGATCTTCACGGATCAGGCGACTGATCCATTCTTTCTGCCCTACTTCCAAGCGTATAGCTGCGTAACGCCCCCAAAACATGGATTCTGTTTCGTCAGGTGATACCCATAGCGTCCGATGTTTGCGATTCCTCGCAACCATGTTCATCGCTAACAGGGATTTCCCTGTGTGGGTTTTACCTATGAGCGTCAGCAAATTGCCTGGTCTGGCACCTCCAAGTGTCACATCATCAAAAGCGCGAATACCAAATTGCCATTCGCCTCCAGCTTTCAGGTCGCTTCGCATCCTCTGCATCTGCTCTGTTTTTGGTGTAAACAGTCGCTTGATGTCGTTG